CGATGCTGCGACCTACTATTCGCGCCGAGGGATCTGAAATCTGGGCGAGTTGGAATCCCAGGCGCAAGGTTGACGCCATTGACGAGTTCTTGCGTGGCTCGCCGCCGGAAGGCGCCGTTGTCGTAGAAGCCAACTGGCGGGATAACCCTTGGTTCCCGTCTGTGCTGGAAGACGAGCGCAAGCTTGATCTGGAGCGGTATCCGGAGCGTTACGGGCACATCTGGGAGGGCGAGTATGCGAAGGCCTTTGAGGGCGCTTACTTCGCGACGCTGCTAACGAAGGCTCGGCTGGAAAAACGCATCACGCGCCTTCCTGTTGATCCCATGATGCCAATCCGTGCGTTCTGGGATCTTGGTGGCGCGGGGGCCAAGGCCGATGCCATGGCGATCTGGCTGGTTCAATGGATCGACCGTGAGATTTGCGTGGTGGATTATATCGAGGGCGTTGGCCAGACGCTTTCGTATTACGTCAACGAGTTGAGGCGGCGCGGCTACGGCAGCGCAATATGCTACCTGCCGCATGATGGCGTTGCCACCAACAACATCACCGGCAAGCGCTACGCCGACCATCTGAGCGACGCTGAGTTCGATGTGCATACCGTTCCCAATCAGGGGGCGGGCGCTGCGATGATGCGTGTCGAGGCTGTCAGGCGCATCTTACCGCGTTGTGTGTTCGATGAAGCCAAGACCGAAGGGGGCAGGGATGCTCTCGGCTTCTATCATGAGCGCAAGGATGAGGCGCGGAACGTGGGCTTGGGGCCGGAACATGATTGGTCGAGCCACGCCAGCGATGCGTTTGGCCTGATGGCGGTTTGTTACGAGGGCTCGGACAAGGCGATGACGATTGACGGGCTATTCGATGGCGACTTTGCGAACGAAAGCCGCTCCAGCATTACGGGCTACTGATGTTTGACGCCGCAACGCTGCGCGAAGAACTCACGGCAATCGAAGACAAGCTGAAGCAGAACCCACGAAACAGTGAACTGCTAAACCGATACATGCTTTACGCCCGCAAGCTGCGGCAGAAGGAATTTGAAGACAATGGCTATGTCGCCGCGCGGTCGAGCGTAACGGGATATTGATGAACGACCTCGCCGCCGCTCCCGTAATGCCGACCGGAATGTCTGCGCAGAACCCGGAAGGCGTTGCCCCGGCTGCACAGCCAACCGGACCGGATCAGGAGCACATCGGCAAGCTCAAGGGCTGGATTGACGCGGTAAACATCGCTGACGACCTCGACGAGACCCTGCTGACCACGATCGGAGCGCGGGTTGTCGAGGAATACAAGATCGACGACACCAGCCGTGCTGACTGGAAGACCAAGACCCAGGAAGCCATGGACCTCGCCATGCAGGTCGCGAAGGAGAAATCCTTTCCGTGGCCCAAGGCGGCGAATATCATCTATCCCTTGGTGACGACGGCTGCGACGCAGTTTGCGGCTCGTGCCTATCCTGCCATCATCAACGGCAGAAGCATCGTCAAAGGCGTTGTGGTGGGCCAGGATAAGGGCACGCCGCAGGTTGGCCCCGATGGCACTCCGGTGATGCAAAATGGCCCACAAGGCCCGCAGCCGGTCTGGCAGGTGCCTCCGGGTGCCAAGCGAATGAAAGCCGATCAGATCGGTGATCATATGTCGTGGCAGCTCTTGGATGAGCAGCCGGAATGGGAGCCTGAGACCGACCAGCTATTGCATGTGCTCCCGATTGTTGGCGGGGCGGGGCGCAAGAGCTATTTCGACCCGAGCAAGGGCCGCAACGTCTCCACCTACGTTTCGTTGATGAAGCTGGTGTGGAATTACGGGGCAAAGTCGTTCGAGGTTGCTGCCCGCCATACCGAGGAGATCGAGTTCTATCCGCGTGAGATGGAGGAGAACTACCGATCCGGCATCTGGAAAGAGCCAACCACGCCATTTGGCGAGGCTGAAGGTGCGGAAGGCGACCGCGACAAGCCGCATGAGTTTCTTGAGCAGCATCGTTATTGGGATCTGGACGAGGACGGCTACCCCGAGCCGTATATCGTCACGGTTCACAAGGCCTCGCAGAAAGTGGTTCGCATCGTCGCGCGGTATGACGCTGACGGCATCCACTTTAACGCTCGCACCCACAAAATCAGCAAGATTGTTCCGGTTGAATACTACACGCTGTATTCATTCCTTCCGAACCCGGACGGCGGCTCTTATCCGATTGGGTTTGGACAGTTGCTGCGCCCCATCAACGAGGGCATCAACACCGTTCTAAACCAGATGCTGGACGCTGCAACGCTCCAGAACGCTGGTGGTGGATTCATTGGCAAGGGTTTGTCGATGAACGCTGGCGCTATTCGCTTCCAGATGGGCGAATACAAGACTGTCAACGTGCCAGGCGGGACGCTTCGGGAAAACATCGTCCCGATGGACTTCAAGGGGCCGTCTCCGGTCTTGTTTGAGTTGCTGGGCTTCCTGGTTGAGGCTGGCAAGGAGATTGCAGCCGTCAAGGACGTGTTGACGGGCGATCAGAAGGCCTCCAACGTGCCGGCGACGACCACGCTTGCATTGATCGAGCAGGGCCTGAAGGTCTTCACGGCGATTTACAAGCGCGTTCACCGTGCGCTCAAGAGCGAACTAAACAAGCTTTATCGGCTGAACCGTGTTTACGGTCAGCAGGAGATGCAGTTCGAGGCCGGCGGCGAGTGGCAATCGGTCCTGAAGCAGGATTACCAGACCGGCTCTGGCGTCCAGCCCTATTCCGACCCGTCGATGGTGTCGGACATGCAGAAGATGGCGCGGACACAGTTCCTGTTGGGCTTCCTGCAAACCCCGTTTGTGCAGCCGCTTAAGATCCTTGAGCGCGCGTTTGACGCGGCGGACATTGAGAACCCGTCCGAATTGCTGGTTGAACAGATCCCGCCCAACCCCGAGATTGCTGCCAAGGGCATGGAACTGGAGATCAAGGGCCATGAAGCTCAGTCCTCAAGCAAGCTGAAGGATGCGCAGGCTGTTGCGGCCTACGCGAGCGCGATCAAGTCGCTGGCGGATGCCGATGCTGCTGTTGGCGCTCAGCATCTGTCATGGCTCGACAAGGTTCTAAAGGCCCATGAGATCGAGGTTGACGCTGCGATGGCGCCGACCAAGGGCGCGGATGGCTCGAGCAAGCCAGCGGGAACGCCGCCGAAGTCTCCGAACCTGGCACATCCGATCGTGCCGGGTCAGTCGAACAACATCCAGCCTGAAATCTCGGACACCGACCAGATGGACGGCGGCTTGGCTGGCGACCCTGACGGGAATCTGAGGATGGACCCGGATAGCAAGTTTGCTGCCGATCATGCCGCGCCGGGGCCGATGTGATGACTATTGCCGAGCAAACAGAATATGTGGCGAAAGCCATTTGGGAACAGCGCGTAAAGTTTGCTGCTGCATCTGGCATCGAGCTGGAGCCGTGGGGGGACGGCAGCATTCCGCAGGCCAACGGTGTGATGGCAGAGGCGAGAGCAGCGCTCGAAGCGCTGGCGGAAATTGACCAGACGCGATGATCAAAGAGCAGTTCAATCTTTGGAAGCATGATCCGGCCAGCAAGTTCTTTTTCGCCTTTCTAAGAGACAAGCGCGCGTTCCTGATCGATCGCGTCAGTGAGATGTGGGTTGACGGCACAGAGATTCCGCCGGCAGTTCGCGGCCAAGTCATTGAGCTTGGCGAGATAGCATCCCTCGAATTCGAGGTGATCGAGGCATTCTACAAAACAGAGGAAGAAGATGGCGCTGAACCCCAAGGTTCTGTCGGTTAGTCGCGTCGAGTACATTGCCGCTCCGTGGACCGGCGAGAACAAGTCTGGATGCATGCCGGTCGGTGACAGGGTTCTGATCCTGCCAGATATCGCCATGACGAAATCGCAGGGCAACATCGCCCTTCCTGACGACGTTGTGGAGCGCATGCAGCTCTCGGCTTCATCCGGCGTGATTGTCGAGATCGGCGACGACGCATTTGCGTGGAATTCGGATCGAACCCGTCCCTTTGGCGGCTACAAGCCGAAACCGGGCGACCGGGTGCATTTCGAGAAGTATGCCGGCAAGGAAATCGTCGGCGACGATGGCGCGAAGTATCGGCTGGTTGACGATAAGGCCATTGGCGGCATCAGGAAAGTTTAGTTGCTTCGCGGGCTGGTCGTTACTCCAGCTCTAGCTATTCCGCACGTGGTCCAAGTTCACTCGGCATAGGACGGGCATACCCGGGCACGTGTCTACTTTCCACGCCGCCGCGAAGCAGAGTCAATCTACCACAGAAATCAGGAAAAACCAATGAGTGAGACGGAAACGCTGGAGCAATCCGGCGAGGGCGAAGTTGCGCCCAACGAAGCCGAAGCCAAAGCCCGCCGTCTTGGCTGGGTTTCGAAAGAAGAATTCAAGGGCGATCCCGACAAGCACCGTTCCGCTGAGGAATTCCTTCAGCGAGGCGAGACGATCCTTCCCATATTGCAGCGCGATAACAAGAAGCTGCATGATACGGTTTCCCGGTTCGAAAAAGAACTGCGCGAGACCAAGGAAGCCGCCGCCGGCGTCGAGGATCTCGTTCGGAAATCGGCCGAGCGCGAGCACAAGAAGGCGCTCCGCGATCTCGAACGCAGGCTTGATGCCGCGATCGAAACCGCAGACGTAACGCAGGCCCGCCAGATCAGGGCTGAAATCTCCGAGCTTCAGGGCGGCGAACCTGCTCCGAAGCGTGAGCCCAAGCCGGTCGGCGAGCCCGATAAGCCGCAGGTTGATCCCGAGATTCAGTCTTGGATCAACGATAACGACTGGTTCAACAAGTCGGTTGCCCTTCGTGGTTACGCCACTGAAATCTATGGCGACCTTGAGAAGCAATATCCCGGCAAAAGCCGCTCAGAACTGCTTGCAGAAACCAAGCAGAGGACCGTGGAGCGCTTCCCGGAGAAGTTCGGTGTCAATCCCAAGCGCGATGGCGCGG